CAATGGGGAGCAAACCTTAGTAAGTTTTCTGGTGTTACCATGTTGGGTGGTGTAACAATGAATGGAGATACAATATTTCAACAAGCACAAGAGGAAATAATTAGATTGGAAGAACAAATTCAACTAGCTTACGAGTTACCACTTGATTATATGATAGGATAACTCATGGCAGTCAATTCAGCGTTTCACACAAGCAATGTCGCAGCCATATCTACAGAACAAAATCTGTACAGAGATTTGGTTATCGAATCTATTCAGATACATGGGCATGATGTTTTTTACCTAGATCGAACACTCGTAAATGAGGATACGATTCTTGGAACGGACAGTCTTGCCAAATTTAATACTCAAGCAAAGATTGAAATGTATATGGAAAATAGTGAAGCTGGATTTGGTGGTGAAAAAGAACTTATGAATCAGTTTGGTCTACAGAATTTAAGTGAAGCAACATTCGTTGTTGCTAAAACTAGATTTCAAGAGTTGACTAAACAGGTTACCATAGAATCTGGAACTGATACGCTTAGTGGTTCTATCTTATTGGAAGATGGAACTCTAGATAGTGCAACAGTTGAAGCTTCAGCATCGTTTGAGAGTGGATATATTATTTCAGAAGCAACAGCGACTGATTCTGATAGACCATTAGAGGGAGATTTAATTTTTCATCCAATTCTATCAAAGTTATTCCAAATTAATTTTGTAGACCATGATGAGCCATATTTTCAGTTAGATAATAATCCAGTTTATAAGATGCGTTGTCGGTTATTTGAATATAGCTCTGAAGTATTGGATACAGATATTTCTGCGATTGATGCGATTGAAGATGGGTTATCAACTGATACTCTCGCATTACAATTTACCATGGAACAAGATTCTGCTTCAATTGATGCCCTATTCTTAGAGAATGAGATTGGTAGAATTGTACATGAAAATGCTGAAGATACAGGTGGTGATGAGATAGTCGCACTTGAAACAAGTGATATGACAACATCTGCTGGTGTTCTTCTTTCAGAGACAGGAGAGTTCTTATTACAGGAAGGATATATATTAGGTGATGGAAGCACAGCTGATGATGGTAATATAGATACCTCGGCACAGAATGAGTTGTTTGATGTTGCTGATAATACTGTGTTAGACTTCTCAGAAAGAAATCCATTTGGTGACGTAGGGAGTAGTTCATAATGTTAGGGCAACAATTTTATCACGAAACGATACGAAAGATAATCGTAGCGTTTGGAACGACATTTAATAATATTCAATTGGTTCGTAAAGATGGCTCTGGCAATATTGTCCAATCTATGAAGGTTCCTCTTGCTTATGGTCCAAGAGAAAAGTTTTTGGTTCGTCTTAGGTCTGATGCTGATCTGTCAAGTAAGGTAGCTGTAACTTTACCACGAATTGGTTTTGAAATTCAAAACCTTTCCTATGATTCTACCAGAAAATTAAACCGAGTACAAAAATTTAAAAAAGTCAATACAGGAAATAAAACAAGATCACTTGATACCCAGTTTATGCCAGTGCCTTACAACTTGGATGTTGTATTATATATTTTGGCAAAACAATCAGATGATGCACTACAAATTGTAGAACAAATTCTTCCTTACTTTCAACCAGACTATACTATCACTGTTAATGATATGGCAGACATGGGTATCAAAAGAGATATCCCAATTATCTTAAATGGTATAACTTATGAGGATAGTTACGAAGGAGATTTTGAACAAAGAAGAGCATTGATATATACAATGAACTTTACATGCAAATTCTATCTGTATGGTCCTGTTACTTCCAGCAATATCATTAGAACTGTTCAAGCTGATCAGTTTGCTGATTTACCAGATAAATCACCAAAAAGAGAACAAAGACTTACAGTTACACCAGACCCAGTTAGTGCTGATGCAGATGATGATTTTGGATTCAATGAAGTATCATCATTCTTTACGGATGCAAAAACCTATAACCCAGTGACAGGCGAAGATGAGTAATACAATTGATAAAGCATTAGGTATAGTAGAAGAAATTTCAACTGACAATAAAAAACAAGAAGTGATGCCGCCATCCCAAGAAGATTGGGGTGACGCTAATGCTGATCATGTGGAGAGAGATTATGAATACCAGCGACAAAACTTTTACAATTTGGTCGAAAGAGGAACGGATGCAGTGGAAGGAATACTGGAACTCGCCAAAGAATCGGACCATCCACGAGCATATGAAGTTGCCGGAAACCTTATTAAACAGGTTGCAGAGGTTACTGAAAAACTTGGTGACTTACAAGAGAAAATGAGAAGACTAAAAGAGGTGCCTAACAACGCACCGAAGAGCGTGACAAATGCACTCTTTATTGGGAGTACTGCTGAATTGCAGAAGATGTTAAAGGAGAAGTGATAAGTGTTTTATAATGATTGGTTGATGTATGATTTATCAACTACAGAGATGCTGATAAAAGATTATCCCTATAAAGATTATAACCCAACAACTTACCAAGATGCACTAATTAGACAATGCAAAGCTATTGCTGAAAATTTTAAACCAGCAATATTTGTTTCTGGTGGTGTTGATTCTCATGCGGCAGCATTAGGATTTAAATGGGCAGATGTTGGTGCAGACTTTGTTCATATAAGAAATTCATTTAACGGACATATATGTGAAGTTGAGTGGGAGTTTACAAAAGCATTTGCAAAAAAACATGACATTGATTTAAAAGTAATTGATATGAATTACACGCAAGATAGTCTAAGAGATTTTATGATAGAATCTGAATATTTTGAAGATGGTAAAGGTTCTGGTTCTGTGTTTACAAGTGCCGGAATGAACAAGTATATGGAAAAATATGATGGACATCCTGTAGGCACAGATGGTCATTTTAGATTTGAAAATGAAGGTAATATTCATAGAGGAGTATTTAAGAAGCCAGGTCTTGTTTTTGGGACGCAACATCATGTAGCTGCACACACAGGTCACGAATATGATAATTGGGGATCGCCAATTATCCTAATGCCCTACTATGCTCCATACTTATTTCAATATTTTGAATTTAAACATAGAACAACCCCAGAACTTAAAATATTAAATAATATGGAAAGTAAAATTTTGATATATCATGAACTTGGAATACAACTTAGACCAAAGCTTTCTAATTATGAATTTTTAGATATGGATAATGACTATCGTTCTTTATCAGTGGTAGACTTATCCAATGATCACAGTGAATTTGCAAGGTATGAACGTGGTCCAAATGTTATTGTGAAAGCAATGGGATTTGAAGGAGAGGAAGCTGAAGAATTAGTCTCCCTAAAAATGAAAAAACAAAAAGGTGAGGGCGAAACTCGACGTGTTGTATTATATGAATTTGAGGATTTAGAAACGGATAAATATTTAAACATATCAGGAGATAATCATGGCATGGAAAAAAGTTTTGGTTCGCACAATACCAGATGCTGATACTGATTTTGAAAAAATGAGTAGTGAAGTATTAAGTTATATGGAAGAAAACTATGTTGACACTGGAAAAAGAACATCATTTTCTGTGTCTCCAAGTGATGATGGTTTAGTATTAACATACACTTCTATATTCAGAGATGAAGCATCTAAAAATGAATTTCTAGCAGATTCAACTATTGCAGCTGAATCTACTAGAAGAAATACTATAAACGCATCCAACGGCATTACCAAAGAAATCACAGTAGATGAAGAGGTATAATGGCTGATCAAAATCAATATCTGGGCAACCCTAATCTCAAAAAAGCAAATACTGCTGTTGAGTTCACAAAAGATGATATCAAAGAATATCATAAGTGTGCTGAAGACCCTCTTCATTTCATTCAAAACTATGTCCGAATAGTTTCGTTGGATGAAGGACTTGTGCCTTTTGATATGTACGATTTTCAAAAAGGTATGGTTGAAACCATGCATGACAAGAGATTTTCTATTTTTAAATTGCCCAGACAGTCTGGTAAATCTACTACTATTATCAGTTACCTATTACATTATGCATTGTTTAATCCAAATGTAAATATTGCTGTTCTTGCCAATAAGTCATCA